AGAATCGTTGGGCAAAAAGGTGAAGAAATAATATGATGCAAATGTTTTGGTTTACTGGTGTAGTTGAAGATCGAGAAGATCCACTTGAGATGGGCCGAGTGCGTGTTCGTATCTTTGGCATTCACACTGATGACACAACTAAGATTGGTACTGGGGATTTACCTTGGGCTAATGTGATGATGCCAGTTAACTCTGCTTCTATTTCCGGAGTAGGTATCTCTCCAACTGGATTAGTTGAAGGTTCATGGGTTGTAGGTTTCTTTGCTGATGGTACTAATGGCCAAGATCCAATCATCATGGGTTCACTACCAGGAAAAGCTGCACAACCTTTGAATGAATTAAAAGCATTTAAAGATCCAAACTTAAAATATCCACGTTGGTTTAATGAGACAGACGTCTCACGTAATGCACGCTTCTCAACTTGGAAAGACACACCAGCATATGCTACTCGTTACTCAGCTAGAGTAGACTCAGTTGATACTGCGACTGCACCAAAATTAGACACTACACAATTAGATAAAGATGATTCATACTATTCACGTGCTACTTGGCAAGAACCAGAACCACGTAATGGTGTAGGTGGTTACTATCCATTTGTACATACGTTTGAATCTGAGTCAGGTATTGTAAGAGAGTATGATGATACACCTTCACAGACACGTATTCATGAGTATCATCCATCAGGTTCTTTCTATGAGATTTACCCTGACGGTAAGCGTTCATTTAAAGTTGTAGGTGATAACTATGAAATCGTTATTGGCTCAGAAAACATTTTAGTACGTAGTAATCAAAACATTACTATTGAAGGCAATGTTAAACAGCTAATTAAAGGTGACTACACAATGGAGGTTAGTGGTAACTATAATCTAAAAGTGCACGGTGAACGAAACACTAAGATTAGTTCTAATGATAACCTTGAAATAATCGGTAACGCTAATACTAACATCAAAGAAAACATGATTCAACGCGTTGGCGGTGATCAAACATTATTAGTTGATGTTAATAAGACAGAAACTATTGGTGGTACATCTAACCTTGCAGTCACGTCTTCTGTAGACTATACTTTCCTCGATACATTCACTGTGTTCTCAAACGGCGCACAAGCAATTTCAACTAATGCTACACAAAAGTTATTATCAAAGACTGGTTTAACTATTGATTCACAAGCAGCATGTGTATTAACATGTAATGCAAACACTACGTTTAATACGTCTGGTAATATCACCATTAACACTGATGGTAATGCAGTCCTTGAAACTGGTGGAAACTTCACATCACATTCAAGCGGTGCATCAGCATTCACATCAGACACAACATCTACTATGAACTCAACTGGTACATTTGGTATCACAGCTTCTAGAATTGATTTGAACTAATATGGCAAACCTTCCTTCTCCTTGTGGTGTAAATGCTTCGTTAGATGAAGCAAAAGCACAAATTGACGCGTTAAAAGCTAAAATTTCTGGTGGACTAGATTCAATTGGTGATTTAGGATCTATTGCAGATACTATTAAAGCTAAACTTGCTGAAGTTAACATAGCACCTACACCTGCATTAAATCTTCAAACTGAACTTGCTAAACTTCCATACTTAAGCCCAGCTGCATATACTGCAAAAGTTGCAGAGCTTAAAGCGTTTTTTGGATCATCAGTAGATAATTTAGATTCTATAATTGACAAAATTCCAAAACCTGTTGGATTATCTGCATCATCGACAAGTATGTTTGAGCAATTACAAAATTTAGCTGCAAACATTACGACTACTACACAAGATATTTTAAATTCACTAACACCTGAAGCAATTGCAAACTCTATTACTGATTTATGTAAAGAAGTTCCTAACATAGAAGCAAAACTTCCAGAGTATGACATTCAAGTTGTCACTGATGGTAATGGTAACCCTATTCTTGTTGATGGAGTTCCTAAAATTATCGTAACTGGTGCACCAACTAACGCTGCTGGTAAACCTGTTACTAAAGATGGTGAAGAAATTATCGTCTTAGTTGATAAAGGCGGTACAATTGTTAAAACTCCAGCTGGTGATCCTATTGCAACTACTAAGCCAGAAGTAAAAGCTGCTGCACCAATCACTCCTCAGAAAAATCCAGTGAAAGAAACTAAAGCTGCATCTCCTCCAGCTGGTGGATTTACATTTGCGTTTACAAAAGAGAAGTTTGTTGCCGCTGCAGGTGCTTCGGCCGCTGCTTGGTATGAAGCCGCATCAACAATGTTGCCAAAATATGGCATCACAACTCCAGAACGCGTTGCTGGATGGATTGGACAGATCAGAGTTGAGACTGGATTCTCTACAGACCCTAAAAAATTAGAAGAAAATTTAATGTATTCTGCAAAAGGTCTTACAGGTACTTTCAAAAAATACTTTAAGACTCTTGAAGATGCATTAACTTTTGAAAAGAAGCCAGAAAAGATTGCAAATAAGGTTTACGCTAGTAGATACCTTAATGGTGATGAAGCAAGTGGTGATGGTTACCGTTATCGCGGCCGTGGATTGAAGCAATTGACTTTCAAAGCCAATTATTTAAGTTGTAGTAAGGATCTATATGGTGATGAACGCCTTGTAACTAATCCAGACCAAGTTGCAAGTGATAAAAACATTGCAATTGAGACATCTTTATGGTTTTGGAAGAGAAACAACCTTTCAGGTTTTGCTGATAAGCAAGATTACAAGGGTTTGAGCATCAAAGTCAATGGTGGTGAAAATGGTTTGGCTGATCGTCTTAAATATACAGAACAAGCATTAAACGTTCTGAAAGCTTAATAAATATAGATATGCGAACACAAGATCCTTCAGACTTAGTAGTAAGAATTGGTAAAGCCAACATTGTAGCTAGAGATTCTATCTACTCAGACTTAGACACGCTATTTGCACCTAATCCAGTGACTGGTGACATCAATCCAATTAGAGATACTGAAGCAATTAAAAAATCAGTCATCAATTTAATACTTACAAACTTCTATGAGCGTCCATTTCAACCAGAGATTGGTTGTAACGTTAGAGGTTTACTATTTGAACCAGCTGACCCAGTCACTATGAGTGATTTAGAAGATGCTGCAACACAAGTATTAGAAAACTTTGAACCAAGAGTTGCAGTTTTGAATGTTTCTGCTACTGATGATGCAGACAATAACTCATACACAATGACAATTCAATTCCAAATACTTTCAACTGAACAAGTTTCAGATGTTACAACAGTCTTAGAGAGATTACGATAATGGCATCAAATTTAAAAGTCACCGAACTAGACTTTTTTCAGATCCGCGAGAATCTGAAGACATATTTAAAAGCACAAAGCAAATTTCAAGATTACGATTTTGAAGGCTCTGGCATGTCAGTGCTATTAGATCTACTTTCTTACAATACACATTACAACGCAATCAATGCTAACATGGCAATGAATGAGATCTTCTTAGACTCAGCTCAATTGCGTAATAACGTAGTATCACATTCTAAAATGCTTGGTTATGTTCCAAGATCTGTGACTGCACCATTTGCATATTTAGATTTAACAGTTAATTCACCAGTTGGTACACCTTCATCATTAACGATTGATCGTGGTACAGAGTTTAGTACAACAGTTGATGGATCACAATATACGTATACAGTTTTAGAAGCAGTGTCAATTTCTCCACTCGCTGGTGTGTATCTATTCCCTGATTTAAAAATTAGTGAAGGTACATTAAAGACATTCTCATTTACTGTTGATTCATTTGACTTATTACAATACTTTGAAATTCCAGATGCTAACATTGATACAAGCACATTAGTTGTTAAAGTAAAACCTAATAGTAGCACAACATCTTATGACATCTATACGATTGCAAAGAACTTCGTAGATATTTCATCAACAACAAAAGCTTACTTCTTACAAGAATCTAAAGATGGTAAGTATGAAGTTTATTTTGGTGATGGCATTGTAGGTAAAAATCTACAAGCTGGTAACGTAGTTGAAGTTGAGTGGTTAAGTACTAATGGTGCATTATCAAATGGCGCATCAGAGTTCACATTAGCATCAACAATTCAAGGTAACACTAATGTTACTATTGACACACTATACAAATCTGCTGGCGGTGGTGATCGCGAAGAGATTGACTCAATTAAGTTTAATGCTCCATTATCTTACGTTGCTCAAAACCGCGTTGTAACACCAGAAGATTATAAAGCTGCTATCATTAATAACTATCCAAACATTGAAACAGTTTCTGTTTGGGGTGGTGAAGAGAACGATCCACCTGATTATGGTAAGGCTTACATCTCTATTAAACCTAAGAACGCTGAAGCTTTAACTGCAACTGAAAAGCAATATATTAAAGATCAGATCTTAAAAACACGTAACGTTGTTTCTATTACACCTGAGTTAGTAGATCCTGAGTACACATATGTAAAAATTGAAGTATTCTTTAAATACGATCCTAACTTAACAAACAAAACTGCTGGTGAATTACGCCAAGCCGTTTCAGATGTTATTAGTAACTATAACGATACAGAACTTAAAAAGTTTGATGGTGTATTCCGTCATTCTAAATTATCGCGTTTAATTGACGCTGCTGATCCTTCAATTTTGAATAACACAATTCGTGTTTATATGCAAAAGCGTTTTGTACCAGAAATTGGAACTGCTCAGAAGTACACATTGACATTCTCATCTCCACTATATACAAGTAATAGTAGTGAAAAGATTATTTCGTCAACGCCATTTACATATAATGGCTTTACACAATATTTACAAGATTTACCACAAAGCGATATGACAGATAATACTCATAGCGATGAAGGCGGTACGCATCTTCTTCAGATCTATCGTTTGATCGGTGATGTAAAGCAAGTTACTGTTGCAGATGCTGGTTATTTAAACGCAGCTGCTGGTATATTAGTCATTAACGCTTTTAATCCAAGTGCTATCA